TAAGGACTTAGCGCCGGTTTTTAGGGCGTCTGCAATGCTATTTGGTAAGTCATAAAGGGCGACTAAAGCGCCATCAACAGCGCTTTTAACACCCAAAATAACGTTGTAAATTCCGCCTATCGCCTGACCGATGATTTTTAGATAGGGATTAAAGAAGGCCCGGAGCTGCCCATAAAACACAGTCCCAATACCAGCCACAGACTTCCACGCACTGTCCCATAGATTTTTAACCCCGTCATACAGTGCCTCAGGGATTGTCAGTAAAGTATCGTAAAACCCCTGCCCAAACGCAATTACTTTCGTATAGATATCACTCAAAAACCGGATCGCCCCATGATAAATTCCAGTTAAGGTCTTGATGCCCCCATCTATATTGGTGACCATCTCCCATATCCAGGTCAGTGTCTTGGCGATCTGGCTAAAAATGCCTTCCTCTTCTCCAACAACTTTTACCTGCGACTGAGTCTCGGTTTGTAAACTCTGGGCTTCACCTAAAACGCTGAATTGACCCTGCTGATCGTTGATTGAGCTCAGCTCACCAGCGACCAAAGTCTTGGCCCCTTCAAGACCAGACACCACGGCGTCATATACGTCCTTATACCCCGCAGAGCTGCGGAGCTGAGCCTTGGCATTATCCAAGTAGCCGGTCGAAAACTGGGTCAACTCGCCGACCCGCTTCTTTCGCTCATCAGCGCTCACTCCGGTTTCCTTGGCGGCGCTGAGCAACGTGGCAAACTTCTTCGCTTGCCCCGCAAAATCCAACCCCTCTGGGTTGTACTGAGCCCCGGTGATCTGATCCAAGGTGGTTTGCAACGTACCCAAAACCCCTTTCAGCGTACTAGCCGACTGCTCAGCAGTTTGTTGGATCTTCTTGAGGGTCTCAAACTGCTGTTTCCCAAGTTTAATGTATTGGTCCCAATAGTCAGCAGACCCCTTATTGAGCGATAATTTTTCTGATTCAAGCCGTTTGTATTCTGCTGTCCAGTCTCCCGCCCCCCAGTCTTTGCGGTTTTGATCTGTGATCCAGCCACCGATGCTTTTAGCTAGGCTTTCTAAGGCCTTGGTCTGAGTTTCAGATTGCGCCCTTGGGGCTCCATTAAACAAGGTGTTAAAAGCCGCATCCAGACCGGAAACCAACCCTTTGATAATTGCGGCTTCAAGCTTCCCAAACGCAATGTCCTCAAAGAAGACAATAATAATGTCGGCCAATCCATGGATGGCGTTCATCAGAGCTGTCGGAAGTTGTTTCACCCACTGCCCTACCTGTGACCCGATCTTTCCCCAAGAACTCAAAATCTGGTCCACCATACCCATGACTTGGGTCACCATCTGGGGGATCATGGTGATCATCGAGGTCATCGAGGAGGCAGCGCTCATGATCCCTTGGCCTGCCTGCATAAACCCCGATTGGCTGATCCCATTACTGATCGTCTTGCCTAACTGCCCCAAGTCTGCGCCCTGTTGTCTGGCCCCCGAGACGTCCCCATGGTCGACTGCCAGAGAAAGCTTTCGACTCGCTTCATATTCCTTCGCCGCTTCCGGCCCCAGCTTGGACACCATTTGCAAAGCTTCTTGGTGCGCTTGTTTTAGGTCACGAGTATAACGTGCGTGGCTATCTAACACTGAACCATTGTAAAGATCCTGCAGCCTTTTGATTTCGCTCTTCGCCCTTGCTTTCCGTGCTGCAAGAGCATAGTCCGTCGGAGTACTGGCAACCAAACTCTTAGGCTGAGTGAGTTTATGCGTTGTATGAGGTTTTATCGGCATTCTCTGAGCTTCAACACGCAGTTGAACCAGCTTCAACTGCTTCTTGGACAGCTCCACCGCCACTTCATGTTTGATCCCGATTGCCTCTAAGGTAGGCACCAAACCGTTTTTATAAGCATCAATCGTCGTTTGCAAAAACTTCGATCGCATTTGCAGGTCATGCATCTCTTTCGAGTTGTTCGAAAGCCGCATTGCCTTGTTGGTCATATGCAGCTCTCTAGCAAGCTTTTTTGACGACATACCCTTGTATTTATCCGCAAAGTCCTGCCGTCCCATCGCCTCCACGGTCTTCGCCCGGTCTGCAGCCTGAAAGGCAGTCAAGCTCTTCTTGCGCCGCTCCATCTCTTTGTCATATTTATCCAACGCAAACTTGCCGACCTCAATGGCCGCCAAAGCAGCCAGCCCGATACCGGTGGCCGACATCATCCCCTTCAAGGCGAACGTCAAGCCTTTTGTAGCGATCTCCATGCCTGTAAAAGCAGCCTGCGCAGCCAACGCAAACCCCGTGATTTTTTTGATCACAAACAATTCGGCCAAATAGGGTGCGATTGGAGCCAAGGCCCGGCCTAGCTCATAGGTACTCTTCGCCAACTCGGCCATGGTCTGTGCGAATCCCTGGATGCCTCCCACGTTTTGGGACAGGAAGTTGGCAAAATCCTGGTAAAACTTCGCCCTGATTGGATCCAAAGCTGTCCCGATTTGGGCTTCCGCTTTGAAGATAATATTCTCCAGCTCCTTGGCCCGGCCAGCCATCCCCTGACTCCTGGCCTCGAAAGCCTTCAGGCGAGAGCCTTCAGCCTGGGCAACCTCTTTGGTTTTTTGCGCAACAACGTCTAGATTGGCTGCCAACGCCTGAGCTGCTTGCCCCGCTTCCGAGCTGCCAAAAATGCCCATCAATCCTTTGGGCCCCGCCGCAACCTTAAGCTTCTTAATCGCCCCAACCAGTCCAAATTTATCGATCAATTCCTTACCGGTAGAAACACCGATCCCTTTCAGGGTCTTGCTCAGTGCCCCAGCAGGCTTGATCATTTCGAGGAATAACGCTTTAAGCTGAGTGATACCGACTCCGGTGGTCCCGGCTGTCTGGGTGATGGTTGCGATCGAGCCGCCGAGGTCGTTAAAATGCACCCCTGCCGCCTTGGCGACAGAGCCAACTTCGCCCAAGTAAGGGACCAACTCGCCCACCGAGGTCTGGCCGAGCTTTTCAACCTTAAACATCCAGTCAGAAACCTGCCCAGCGCTCTTAATCTCGTCGCCATAAGCGTTCATCGCCTTGCTGATCGCCTTGATCGCCTCCCCTTGGGTGACATAGACCTTGTTGACATCGTCGGCAGCCGCAACACTGGTCTGACTAGCCACCACCACCATATCCATGGCGTCTTTAGCCCCAGCACTGATTGACTGGTAATAAGCCGAGGTCAGTTCCGCCAGGTTACCTAGTTTCGGGCTGAGCGATTGCATCTTAACGTCGATCTGAGCCGATGATTCGTCAGTGACCTTGACCATCGAACGCAGGGAGGAATCATAAAGTGTAGCCGCTGAGAGGCTGTCGTTAGTCAGCTTAGTGAGACCAACACCCAAGGAACCCAGGCCGGCCACAGCGGCGATCCGCTTGATCGAGTCGGTCAACTTGTTTGCCTGACCGCTTGCTTGACCGGCTTGTTGCTTCCATGATTTGAGGGTTTTTTCACTGACACCGATTTGCCGACCAAATCGTGCTGCTTCACGGCCAGACAGGCCCATGCTTTTTGATAGCTGATCGAAAGACCGGACCGAGTTGGCCAGAGCCTCTTGCTTTTTTGCAACCTCGGTCATTTTGGCCTGGGCATCAGCGGTCAGCTTGACTTGCCCCTCTAAGCCTTTGAGCCCAGATTGCATCAGAGAAACCGCATTGCCCGCAAGCTTAGTACCGCCTACAAATTCTCCGGTTTCTAAGACCAGCTTTGCTGTCATCTTGGCACTAGACATCGTCCTCTCCCTCTTTTGATTCTGATTGTTTGACCAAATGGGGATACAAAGCTCGATCGATCAGCAGGACCTTGGCCAGAGTCTCCCTACTCTCGTCCAGTAACGCCAAATATTGCGCCGCTGCATGGGCCGGAATCATCCCCAACCCAAACCCGACAGGGCGAGTGCTACCTAGATCAACCCAAAACCCGTAAGCAGGGCCAAAATAAGCAGCAAAACGCTCGTTGACCCCGTAGAACGGACAGGTTTCACAGGGAGGCTCGCCCTGGTACACGTCGAAACACTCTGGGCAGTCTGGCTGTTCGGTGTCATAGTGCCAGTCCGCCCATGTTTCTAGTTTCCCTGCTCTTCCTCAGCTGCGGTTTTTTCAAGTTCTTGGTGGCTGTCGGTGGCGTCCAGTACTGCAGCAACAAAATCAGGGTTTAACTGATAGACGACGGCCTTGGTTTGGTCGTCACACTTAAGCTCCTGGCCTTTGTTATCAACAACCCCTTCCCAGCCTTTTAAAGCCCCCATGTACCTTTCCCTTGCGACCTCGTCCCAATTGGTCACCTCGCTTTTTTGGTGATTCTTCCAGTCTTTTTTTGTGTATCGCTTCACCAGATCCTGCATCTCAGAGCGAAGCATGGGCATCAAAGTAACTTTGATCGTTTCACCGTCGACGGTGATTTCTGTGGTGAATTCGTTTGACTCGGTTCTTAAGCACAACATAAGGTTCCTTTTTTTCGTTTAAACGTTAGGTGAATTTTAAAGTGGCTGAATCGTTGCCGCTGGTTTCCAAAGCTTCAAAGTTATTTGCTAGCACCAGCGTAGGTCCGTTTTCCTCTTCCTGAGCTACCTCCATGGGTACCCGTGGCATGGTCAAAATCATCTGACGCCCAGCAGCAAGCCCCAGGGTCACCACAATAGGCCGCTCCGTCCCGGCGTTATCGGCGATCAACTCGTCGCTCCGGTCCCTGCGAAAATATACCTTGTATGACCCAGTAACCTTGCGCTCCCCTTCGACTGATTCGGTGGGGTATGGATTGCTGGTGATTTCGTCCTCAATGGGCTGGACCGCATCTGACAAAGTGGCATCAAAACCAGTCACAGCGCCTTCAACTCCACCAAAGGAAACCACAGCATGCCGCTTTTCCAGCGGGGTGCCGAGGGTTTGACCAGCAGGCAAAAACCCTTTCACTTCCTCACCGACTGCCCAATTATACGCTAGATGAGTCCCTAAAATCAGCTGATTTTGTGCGGTATCCACAGAAATCACAAGATAACCAGCACCAGCATTGTCGTCAGCAGCACCGCCGTTGGCGGCATTTGCAGGGCAATATATTCTAGCACCAACCATATACCGCTTGGCTTCCGTCACCGTCACCGCCGCCTGGAGCTCTGCAGCGATCACGGTGACAACATCGTCGCCAGCAGTGATTTTCTTGAGGAATTTACCCGAAAACTGAACCTGAGCAGGTCCTTTTTTGTCGCCCAAGCTCAACTTCATATCCGCAACCTTCGCCCCGCTGACCCAATGGACCGCATGACCTTTGCGGTAGACCAAACTGAGGCTAGGCCGGGTTTTGGCCTGGCTGTATGTGACATCAACCCCAGCGTTCACCGTTTCAGTGCCCATTAAGCTGTTAAACAAAGGTGCTGCCACCGGTGCCGTCCCGGCAGCGGCTGGCCGCAAAACGATATCGGCGGTGAAGTCACCGGCTGCCAAACCATCCTGGAAACGGGCAGATACCCCTCTGGAATCCTGCATTTCAGGGCTGTTTGAGTAGCCCGGGGCCTGAGTGGCCTTGATACCACCAACCACCGGGACACAATCCGCAGTCGTCGGATATACCAACGTGCCCTCTGTGACCTCTTTCATCATAAAGACCAGTTGGTCTGTCTTCCTTGCGATCATCGATTCTCCTATACTAGTTCTTGATGACACTAAACTGTGCGCTGTACAGCCAAAGGTTTCCCTCTCGGCCAGATAGCTTGCTAAATAATGGCTGCATCTCTAAAAACCCTCCAGGCCTCCAGCCAGATAACTGACTCACAACAGACTCGATCAACACCAAGCCGCCGCCCCCACCATTAATCCCAAGCGACGCAACCAGGATCTCCAACTTAACTGCCGACCCAACCGGATAATCCGCAGGGTCCGCAGCAGGCCCGATTTCGTCCGGGTTAAGATACTCTGTACCTAAGTAATGCACAAAAACGCTGCCCTTCGCCCCAGTCATCATCGCCGCTTCAGGTCGGTCAGGGAAAGGCTCAACCTTGACCCCAGGCAACGCCGCTTTCAGCCGGACAATCACCTCATCTTGAAGTCCTTTGATCATCTAGCCCCTTTGGATAATGATCGAGCCAAGGCGGCCAAGTCAGACCTGATCGCCCCTTCCTCGTCCTTACCCCAACCTAAAAACTGCCGTTTCGGCATCACCACCTTTTGGACCATGACACCCCCAAAATGCAGGCTTTTTTTTCCAGACTCTGGCCTAGGCCGAATCTCACCACCATAATTATGGATCGCCGCATATTCCAGCGGACTCCCCACAACCAGATCCCCAGACTCGTCAATCCTCCAGACCAGACTGTTGTATAAAACCCGGCTGTCTTGCAGTGTTTTGAGTTTGCCGTCCGCTCTCCTCGACTTCAACCAGGGACTACCGTCCGGTGCTTCCTCCGCTTTGAAGTGGTCCCTTGCGACTTCCACAAGACCGACCCCCAGCGACTTAAGCAGCCGCCGTTCATTGCCAGCGAACTGATCTAGAAACTCTTGTAAAGCGACCCCAAGAGCCGCTCCACCTTCTAAACTCAGCTCAGCCATCTAAAACTCCGATAGCTTGTTGATTGGGTAACACTCCGACCCTGGAGCCACCACCTTTGCAAGGGTTGTGGCCGTCTGGCCGGCTGGCAAAACCAAACCAACCAACTTCGCTTTACCTTTGGCCAGTTCGTCCAGATGCTTCAAAATATCCGCTCGCTCCTTCGCCAAAAACTCCGGCAAACTCGCTGAAGACCGCCGAAAATACAACTCAGCCAGGGTCAACTTGGCCGAGTACTGCGTGATCAGCGCCGGCACCGGAGAAACCGGCACCGGCGCTAGATTAGCTAAATAACCATCAATCCGCTCATCCACCCTTCCGATCGCAGCATCTAAGACCGGTTGATTGATCGCCAGACCTTGATCGTCAGTCAACTGGATCAACTCTTCATCACTGACTAACTGTTGGATGTGGAACAGGGTAGAGTAGCTCATGGATTACACCGGAGTTGCGTCAATCACACACTCAGGCCGCATCAAGACCGGCAAAGGTCTGACTTCAACCTTGATCCACCGGCCCGATGGATCTTTAACCAGCCAGCTTTTTGAGAAGAACATATCGCCTGGCTTGCCCATGCCAACCCCGTTTGGAGATTCCAAGTCAACAACAGGGGCAAATAGCTCAGCTCCATGGTCTCCAGTCAAACCGATCATCCTGAAATGTGTCGGAGGAACAAGGTCTTGCCGTGCGCCGTTTGAGTCAATGTAACTGCCTTGATACTCAACCAGCTCGACACCAGCTAGATTGATGATCCGGCCTTCTTCTGCTGTCTCTTTGCCGTGGGTATACTTCAGCAGCTCAAGCACTTTGGTATGATTCATCAAGGCGTCCATCACGTCAGTGCCAACGAAGGCAACATACTGACTCACGTTCCCTGCCGCTTGGCCAATGAGCTTTTTCCAACCCCGAATGTCTTTGAGCGGGTCACTGGCTGGGTCACTCCATCTGTTTGTTAAAGTCAGGACCGGCTTTTGCGCAGCACTGAAACCGTAGTCAACAAGGACGACGCCTTTTGCATCCACAACCTTGCCGCTGAGGCACATTGCAGCCTGAAACTCACGGGTGATATCAGCTTTTCGCTTCAGGCTCGCAAGCACAGCTCCAATTTTTGTAGTCAAAAGCTGGACAGAAACCTGCGATCCGAAAGCCCTCATGCCATTGAGATCAGCAGCACTGATCATCCGCTTCTCAGAAAACCTTGGACTTTGACAGGTCACGGTCTTCATACCTTCGTTGTCTGACACACTGGCTTCCGCATAGACTGAGATATTCGGCATAATCCCTTCGGATTGAGTCTGAATATCCCAGGCGAACCGGTCCGTAAGCTGTGGTTCTTTTCTCTTGAATACACGATCCAAAATAAGGGTCGGTGCAGGTCTGAGCTGATTCAATGCCCCGGTTAACGCCCGGGTTTTAAAGAGGTCGTCCATATGGTATCCTAGGGTTGCGCACTCAACATCCTTGAGTGCTGTTTATCTTTTGCTTGGCTGGCTCTTATGCAGCCTTTTATTTCTTTTCTTTTGCTTTAGGGGCATCCAGCTCTTTGCCACCTCGGGTCATCACATGAATCCCCCGGGCTTCCAGTCGACCTAAGGTGTCCGGCTGGCATCCATCAAGCAAAAGCTCTTCGGCGTAATACACTCCCGCAAAGCCAACCCTGGCCATGCCTTCTTCCGGTTTTGACACCAGGATCGTTGTTGGACCCAATTTGTTAGCGGCCTTGTACTGAACCAGACAGCCTTTATCGTCCCGAGCCAAGATCATACCTGGCTTTAACTTGCTCTCTACCCGCCTTGGGATGACCGTGGAAGGGAAAGCTTTGTTGTATTCAATGGTCATGTTTTCCTATTTAAAGAAGAAGCCGGCTGCCGATAAATCGACTTTACCAGCGGCATCAAGCCCGATTAAATTTGCTTCGATCAACACACCAACAACGCCCACTTCGGCGTTGACCACAGCAACCGAACCATCGGCGTCTTCGATCAACACCGCAGCCGCAACCTCAGTACCGTCGACCGCCGCATTGTTATAAGCGGTGTATTGCCCGTTCGCCGTGATCAGACCCAACACCTGCCCCCTCAAGTAAGGCCCGCCTGTAATGACGCCGTCCTGTTGCACCGGCCC